GCATAGTAAGGAACACCATTAAGCATTCCGTTATAAGTGCTTGCAGGGAATACATTTGGTGCAGTAGTTCCTCTTATAATACGGTTGGTTGCTTGAACCGTTCCATCTTGGGGAACAATGAACGCAATCGCATTACCATTAGAGGCAGTTAGGTTGGTTGAACCCGATGCTATTACTATCTCACCTTTTTGTAATGAGCCAGTTACGGTGCTTAGGGATTCTAAACTACCTCTTCTGTGTTTAATTATTTGTGCCATATTTTGTTTTTGGTTATTCTCGTTTTATTCTCAATCTATAAATATCGTTTTTTATTCTTAACCGTTAAATAAAAATATATTATTTTTACCACTCACCCTGGTCTACAATTAGAGATGATGTAGTAGTTAATTCTGCATCTGTTGCATATGTATCGTTCAATGAACCAGTGAATTGGTTTAGTGAATTTAATATGCCAATAACTTGTGCCGAACCTGAAACTAATGTTGGTTTGTTTACTACATCTGCAAAATCAATTGAGTCTGCAAGTATTTCTCCAATTATTTGTGATGATGATATATTGCCAGATGCTAATGATAAATTTACTTGTGCAGATGAACTAATTACACCTTCTGGTAATATTGCTTCAACATTATTTACAATAACATTTATAATAGATTGTGATAATGAAGTTTGTAATGATTGAGATACTGCATTTTGAACAGATGCAGAAAAGTCCGTACCTGTTGATGCCGCAGTTGTTAATGCCGAACCACTTTCTATTTGTTTTAATCTTATAAAATTTGCCATTATAATTTTGTTATTTTAATATATCCCATTCCACTATTATAAGTATTGAGATTTGTAATTGAACTACCACTAAAAGTAGATAATCCATCATATAATCCGTTTGATGTTGCCAATGAAATTACAGTTGGTGCTACATACGAACCACCTCCTCCACCACCATCGGATTGAGGAGAACTATTACCCCAAGCACCTCCACCACCGGAGTATCCACCTCCACCACCACCTACAATGATACCATTACCAGAACCACCACCACCGAAACCACCCCAAGATGCGGCATATGTTGTTGGTGCACCCCATGATGTAGATGCGTTACCACCCTTTGAACCACTTAAAAATGAATTACCTCCTTCACCGTATGTTCCACCTATAAATGGTCTTGTATAAGTTGCATCTCCATTTTGTCCATTTCCACTAAATCCAGCCCCTGCACCTCCATCATATCCATTTCCAGATACCACCGATGCTGAATTTATATGAGAACGTCCTCCCGAACCTGCTCCTCCACCAAGTGCACCTCTCACCGATGCCGAACCCGATGGTGATGTTGAACCACTACGACCCGTAAAAGTAGAAGCTAAATATACACTATATCTACCACTACCACCTCCACCACCTGCAACTACTAATGGAGTTGGAACTGAACCAGAAATGGTTACAAACGAACCACCTCCTCCTCCAAATCCTTGATAAGTTGCATTTTGACTTGCGTTTGCCCCATTACCATCCGTATATTGCCCAACTACCATCATCAATTTTTGTCCCTGCGTTAAAGGAACATTTGCTTTGATGACTGCACCATTTCCCCAAGTCAATGAACCGGAATATGCAGTTGATGTTCCACCTCTTGCACCGGCAGTTTCAATTTCATAAGTTGCCGTTTCAGGAACAGTCCATATTTGATAACCTTGAAATGAACCCGTTGTGAAATATTGTGAATTTGAAAAATAACTCCCCGATGAAGAACCTGTATATGCAGCTAATATTGCAGAACCAGATGGTCCTAACGAACCACTAGCTCTTGCGGATGTAAATGTAAATGATGTAAACGGATATAGTGCGTTAGTAATAGCACTTGTTGTAAACCCATTTGAAAATGTTATTGCCATTATATTCCGTATGTTGTTTTTATTACATTATAGTTTTGTGTTATTTCTGAACCCGATAATGATTTGTTATATAATCTCATTTGATAAAATACCGGTTGATTTGCAGAAGTTGAACTATTTAATCTATCCGCTGGACCTATTCCATTATTAACATGTCTTGCACCAAAATAAAATTCAGATGTAGCAAAAAGAGTTTGATTTGCCACCGTATCGGATGCTCCAACTTGTGTTGCATTTAAGTATAAACTTTGAGTTGTTCCATTGATAACAAAAGTCCAATGTCTTATTGAATTACTTGCGGTAATTGTTTCTGTTGATATTGCGTTTGGTTTACCATAAGTTATGCTAGTTGAGTTAGTCATATATGCCAAATATCCACGAGAAGCAGTATAACTATCATTACCCCAAATGGTTGCCCAAAACCCGGTTGGGTTAAATGATGCTACAATTTCAACAGTTACCGTATTTGATACAATATTATATGGAACACTAATGTAATCAGTTCCGACTGAATTTGCATTATTTAATTTTATACCACCACCATTGTTAGATACATAGGTTGGCGTTCCTTGTAATGTAGCATTGTATCCATTCCCACTTGCATCAGTCCAAGATGTTCCGGATGATGGAGCACTGAGTAAATTAAATACCAACCCACTAGTCACTCCTCCAAATGATGGAGCAGGTGTAGTTAATGGCATTAAATTTATTCCTCGTGTAAATACTATGCTCATATGCTATACTAATCTTTCTATTGTAATCATATTGTTAGTGAAACTTGGTCCTATCATTAAGGATATTCTCCAAGAAATTCCTGCCGATGTATCCGTAATAATCCAAGTATCAGTTGAACCTGCTACTAAAAAGTTATATCCAGCTGATATATATGTTGGAGTCGTTGTGATGGTCAATGGTGAAGAAAGTGTTACACCACCTATACCATTGTATGAATATACACTACTACCATAAACGGAATATGTTCCAACGATAGTTGATACTTGTAAACTATAATTGCCCGAACTTGCCAATCTTGCTTTTAGATTTCCTAATGTTACATCAACACCTGTGTTTACCAATCCACTTGCTTTCCATAATAATTCTCCACCAACACCACCAGGTGCTTTACTTAAATCAACATATACACCTCTTGCATTTCCACCTTGTTCGAATATTCTTAATTTATTTTGGAAAGAATCTATTGTTATACCACTACCGGTAAGTGAATTGTTTGTTTGTGATTTTGCTAATAGAATTTCTCCACCTTCATCACCAGAGCCTGTTCCAATTTGTAATGCGGTTGTTGATATTATATTTACCGAACCACTAACTACTAATGAACCTGTGATTTCTGCTATACCATTATTTTGTAAATAGAAATTACTTCCACTATTTAGAGTTAAAGATGAACTATTTGCCGTAAATGATGAACTAATTACTGCTACTGAACTTACTGTCAATGAACCCGTAATATTTTGAGCTCCATTAAATGAGTTTGAACCAGTTGTTGCTAATGATGATGTAAGTGTATTTAATGATGTAATTGAAGTTTGCAATGAACCTGTTTCAGTTTCTAAAACATATCTACTATCATATGAACTTGTCAATTGTGATGAACCACTTATTACACCATTTGTTGCTGCTATTGAACCTGTAATACCACTTAATCCAAGTATCGAACCCGTTATTGTAGTATTACCCCAAACTCTCATTGAACCACTTACATCCAATCTAAAACCATAATCCACAACACTTCCAAATCCACCAATTATCACATTATTGGCAGTTGTAAATCTTACCGCTTCATATGCAGTATTAGGCCAAAATGTCATTGCTTTGGATGAAACGACCGTGAATTTTGCTTCTGGAACTAAATATCCACCAACAAACACCGATGCACTAACTTGTCCGGTTGTTGAAAGATTAGATGGAGCTAAAACACCTGTAATTTGTGATGAACCACTAAAAATATTTCTACCGGTCGTTTCATAACTACCACTCACAAATCCAAAAGTTGTAATCTGTGCAGAACCACTAATAGTTCCTGCTGGTATGGAAGATGATGAACTAACAAACCCAAATGCAGTTATCTGTGCAGAACCACTAATTGTTCCCGATGGAACTGCACTAACACTACCACTTAAAGTATATCGTGTATCAAAAGAGGATGTAAGTTGAGAAGAACCACTAATTGTTCCTGCTACACCACCTGCGTTATTTAATCTACTATTTACCGAAGAACTAAATGCTACAACATCACCAATACCAAAAATTGAACCTGATAATGAACCTGTAATAGAACCTGATGAATCCACATAAATGTTACTACCACTCAATATCAACAAAGAAGAACCCGATGGTAATGAGAATGATGAACTTATAGATGTTATAGATGTTACATATAATCCTCCACTTATAATTTGAGAACCACTAAATGTGTTTGAACCCGTTGTTAATGCAGATGCAGTAAATGCGTTAAATGAAGATGTGGTTACAAATGAACCCGTATTTATTGTTGTTGATGAACTAACAAATCCCAATGCAGTTATTTGAGCAGAAGAACTTATTATGCTTCTACCAGTTGTTTCATATGAACCACTAACAACACCACTACCTCCCAATACTTGCGAACTACCACTAACTAATCCAGCTGGTAATTGTGATGAACCACTAATTACACCATTAGTTGCATTTACTATTCCATTAAAAGATGTGCCGGTAATTACTCCTGCTTTGAAATCTGCTAATGTAAACCCAGTTCCCGATGTATCAACAGTTGCAGTTGTTTCTGTTTGTAATCCATTAAATACCTTCCAACTGTGTCCATCACTTGCATCCATAAAGATACCAGCATGTTTGTAAGTTCCATCGTTATAGTGACCCACAATACCCAAATCGTTATCCGTAGATGCCGTTGGAGATAGATACAATATATTATCACTAATTTCTACATTTTGTGAATTGATTACAGATTGAGTTCCGTAGATAACAATATTACCTAAAAACGAAACAGTTGAACCTGTTAATTCAATTGCATTTTTTAATGATGCAGTATATGAATTTAATGCAGTTGTGCTATCCGAAGAACTTATAAATCCATATGCAGTTATTTGAGCAGAACCACTAATAGTTCCTAATGGAGTTGCTCCCACACTACCACTTATTGTATATCTTGTATCAAACGATGATGTCAATTGAGATGAACTACTAATTGCACCATTCAAATTTGTCAAAAATGAACCAGTTTCACTTTCAGTAATCCAACTACCACTTACACTTTCAATTGCATTTAGTCTATTTACTAATGATGATGTTGATTGTGAAGCAGTGTAAGTATTTAAGTTATTTATAGATGTTACTAAACTTGCAGTTGAAATACTTGCAGTATATGAATTGAAAGATGATGTAGAAACTAAACCTGTGTTTTGTGATATTACACCAATTGTTGCTGCTACTGAACTACTTACAATTGAAACTTGTAAATCCGTAGCAAATGTAGAATCCAATGATGAACTCCAACTTTCTAAACTATCAACTCTATTATCTATTGATTGAGTAAATGTATTTAAAGAACTTAAATCCGTAGATTGTGAAACTATACCAGATGGTTTGTTTGCTATATTATCCCAAGTTGTTTGTGTAATACTTCCACTAATTACATATCTACTATCATATGATGATGTTAATTGGGATGAAGAACTTATTGCACCATTTAAGGATGTTAAATAAGAACCACTATTTGCTTCTAAATTATCTATTCTACTATCAACACTACTACTCAATGTATTTACAACTAATTGAGTAACATATGCACTTAAATCTTGCTCATTTGTTGCTGCTAATATTTCGGTATGGACTGATGCTGAAAATTCATTAAATGATGATGTTTGTAATCTTGCATTTATTCCACTTGTAAATGCAGAATTTAATGTAGTTTGCGAAGATGTAAATGAATTTAATGCAGATATATCAGTTGCAGCATTTGCAGATGATGTATAACTTTCTAATGCATCCAATCTTAAATCCGTTGAACGAGATACCATATTTACAACGGCATCTTCTAAAACATCCAATGTAATTTTATATGTAGCACCATTATCTACTCCTAAAACATAAGTGTTTAGAGAAGCAGATGTTAGTGTATTTAATTCAGATATTTTTCTAGTTTGTCTTATTGCCATTTTAAATTATTATATCAAAGTTATCATCTTCGGTTATCAAATCACCTAATTCTTCTGTTGTAATTTGAACATTTGCCAATTTACCTATAACATAAATATCACTCGCTTGTGTATTTTCAAAATCAATATAGTTATCTAACAAAGTTACAACCACATCGTTTTCAATTTGTTTTACTGTATAATCTGATGGTATTTTTAATCCAAATAAAAATACTTCAAAATTATATGATGTTGGTTCTTCCGTTCCATATGCTAAATTTACATTGTATATTGTCAATGTATTATTTACCGAATCAAATATATCAACTGCTCTTTCTATATTTCTAGCACTATATTCAAAAATTTCAGAATGAAAATCGTTTATAGTATTAGTGTTATTTACCAATTTAATTGGATTTGGATTTGAACGAGTTTGAGATTGAAATGATTGTGAAGATGGTAAATCCACATTCAACAAACTTGATGTTAAAAAAGATTGAGTATTTAAAGAATGTATATTAGTAATTGGATTAAAAACTGCATTTCTTGCTTTTGATTGAAATGATTTGTTAGTTGGTATTTCTATATCCAATAAACTACCAGATAAATCTAAATTGACAAGATTTTGTGGATTGATTTTTGAAATCACTCTATTTAATTTTCTCGCATTTGATGAAAATTGTTTAAGCATACTTTTCTAAATCTCCTTTTATTTCAATATAATCTTCTGAATCTAATTCATATTGAAAATTACTTTTTATAAATTTAACCAATAAACCTCTATCGCCCGCTTCAACTATGTAATCATTATCTCCTATATTTTGAGAATTTATAAAAACTGAAAGTCTATTTTGTGAATTTCTTATTTCTATTTCTCTCAATACATCTACAAATCTGTATCCTATTGCTTCAAAAACCCAATATGTAGAATTTGTTAAATTGTTTGGTGTTAAACTTACCACTAATGGAGTTCTATTTATTTTTTTAGTTATATCCAATAATGTTCGTTTCATTATACTTCTACAAATTTACCAGTTATAGTTATTTCATCATTGGTATCAACATTGTATCCAATCCCTGCTGGTAAAAATGTTATTTGCATAGAATTTGATGTAACGGATAATGTAAAGTTATTTGGTTGTAAAACTCTTTGTCCATTTACATAAACCTTTATATCATATGATATACTACCGATAGTTAAACCACCACTAATTACCGATACAAGTTGGTCAGGAGTTTTAATTAGTTTAATATCTGTAAATGTAACAACATTATTAGAACTTGGTATTTCAATTTTACTACTATTCAATGATAAAAAATCTATTAAATCTTTATTATCATAATATGGAGATGGAGTTGTCAATAATCCTTCCAATCTACCATTTGCAGTTACATCTGTTTCTGTTGATACAACTACTTTTTTAATAGACATTGATTTTTTAGTAGTTGCTTCTCCATCAAATGTTTCTGGCAATAAATATGCTTTTACATTTAGTGAAAATTCTACTCTGTTTATTCTTTCAGTTCCTTCTCCTACCTTTATCTCCCCAATATTGACCTGTAAAATTTAAATGTTCTACAACTGTATTTAAATGTTCTGTATAAGATGTCCAACACATACAATCGTAATTCAATTCTACATATTCTGGCATTTTTATATTATAAATTTCATATTTAGGTTGTGTGTTTTTACCCAATAATGTAAATCTATCGTATTTGTTATCCTTTGAATACTTTGTAATACCAGAATAAGATACTTCTCTTCTAATCATAGGCATAGTATCATCTTTTGCAATAGATGTTCTGCGTATCATTAAAACTGGCAATTGTATTTGACCCTTACTATCTCTAAATACACCGTCTCTTCTTGCACCTTTCCATCTTTCAGAATTACCATAAATTACAGGTATTTTTAATGCAGTTCCATTGTTATCCAAAGTTGGTAAAACTGTATTTTCTAAATAAGTCATCATAGCATAATCTATATCAAAAAGAGAGATACTTTGTTTTAAGTCTCCTTTTTCAGATTTGATTTGATTTGCTCTGTTTAAGTTTGGTCGTTGTGGATTTGTAGACATATTAGTTTATTCTTTCTTCTATATTCAAGTCTGATTTTCTTACCATAAATGTAGAGCAAACAATACTAAAATTGTTTTGAGTTTGCCCACCTACAAATTGTGTTTCGGATGTATTATCTATTTGGTAATAAGATTCATCAAAGTATATAACATCACCTGTTTCTGGATATGCATTCTTTTCTTCACAAGCCCATCTATCTAATCTAAATTCAATTGTTTGCCCTTTATCAGAACCAAAACCTTCGTAATTTATTGTATTAGGGTCTTTGTTTATTAAAGCATACATTTCAACACCAGTATGCCAAGTTTTGTTTAATGCTTCCCCATAGATATTCACCTTTGTATCATCTAAGTTTATCTTAAACAATACAATTGTATTTTGTATTACATCATCAACTAATTCTCTGGCGATACTTTTGAATAAATCAATATCTCTACCTACTAAAAACTTTGGCATATTATCCTACATATATTTTTAACGGAACTTTTTGTAACATCTGTTGTTGATGGTCTGCTTCATGTGCTTTATTTTCCATCACATTCTTTCTACTCATCTCTTCCAAGTTCTCTCTCAATTGTTGAACTAAATAATCCTTTTCTACCTGTGCTTCTGCCCTCAATGCTGCCCCATCTAAGGATACTTCTGCATCGGGTATAGGTATTGAGCTATACTTCTCTCTTATTGCCCCTAGTAACTCCTTAGAAAGAGCCAAAGTGTACTTACGAATCCATTGCTTACCCACATCATTTATATCGGAATACTGAATAAAATCATATGGAATGTCAGAATAATCAGAAAGTGAATCGGCTTGAATTGTTTGAGAATCATGCTCAAATTCATCTCTACTCATATACTCAAAATAAACTCTACTAACAGTACCAGCCGTTGGTATTGGGAATATTTCTAATTTATTATCTACTATATTAAAAGTATGTGCCGATTTACGAATATGGTCATTAAATTCAATTTGCTGCATTCTCAATACATCCTCATATAAAGGCATCATTAAAAATTGTGCAGCAGGTGAAAAGTTTCCAAATCCCAATTCACTCATTAAATTTAGAGTTCCTTGTGCACCAACTGAATATGGGTCAAAGAATCTTGCAATAGCAGGAGTTGCTTCGTGAAATACTCTTGTTACATCTACCGTTGAACTACCTGTAAATAATGTTGCAAATGATGAAGATGTTTCCACATCAACAGATGCACTCATTATATTATATATTTGTTGACCCGGTGTTAGATTTATATATGCTTTTTTAATTGCAGTTGAACCACCAACTCCTGCTTGTGTTCCATATTGTTGGGACATACGAATTGTAGTTGGTAAAAATGAACCATCTACAAGTGTTTGTGAATAATTTGCAACTCTTCCTTTTGGTTGTCCTCTTAAAATATCAAGGTTATTACGAAGATTGAATTGATTTACCTGTGCCGAATATTCTGAAACTGATTCTTCAAAACAAGCCCAAATTTGGGAATTATCTAATTCAATATTAACAATTGGCCAACCCAATCGTTTTGCTACCCATACAGAAGTTTTAGGAGCATCTGTTCTAAAATCAGTATCAGCATCATATAATCCAAAAGGAGTTGCTTCCGATGCTGCTACGGATGCGGAAAATGATGATGCAGTTGAACCCGACCAGTATATATTTTGAGACATATCTAAAATTTATAGTTTTACTACTATAAATATAGAAATAAAAAAAGAGTAGATAAAACTACTCTTTTTAATTTATGTGGTATGATTCTGGGTTCGTTGTATAAAGAATATTACATTTGCTATACTGACCGTATTCCCAAATGCTTGAATATTCCAACGATTTCCGTTTGTTATAAAATCTTCATCTGCGTACCATTGAAATACTTCATGGAATTCGTGCCAAGTATCATTTCCTTTTCCAAAAAATAAATCTTTACCAACTCTCTCATATGGAGTTCCGGTTGTATTATCTAATTGAATTCTCATAGATGTTCCGTTTGCATTTGCAGTTTTTGCATCAAATACAATCGTACACATATAAACATCACCTTCATTTTCTACTTGTATTTTATTAGAACCACTATCGTAAAACGATACTGATGAGTGTAGATGTGTTTCTATCGTATTACCACCATTATTTGGGAGTGGTCGTTCTCCTGCCGCAACTGTTAAAGTAAATACGGATGATGTTGTGTATTGAGTATCATCATATCTTGCCCAACCTAATTTTTCAGAAGTTCTTAAATTTATATAAGATGTTAAATCTGAAAGTAGTACATAACCCTGTCTACCATCTTCTTGTGCAGATAATATTCTATCACCATTATCCAATGAATAATTAGATAAAGTTTTTGCTTTTTGAAAATTATTGTACTGTGGTTCTGGGTATGCCATTATACTAATCTAACTTTTACTGCGCCTTGTGAGTGATACATTCCACCAACTGCTACTCCTGCCGCAGATGCAGATGCATCATTCCATGCAGCAGCTGCCGAACCTGTTACGTGAACAAATCCTGTGTTTGCTAATTTAGTTGCAATACTGCCACTTAATGATGCTAATTCCGCATCCGATGCTAAAATTGAAGGTCCGTTTCCGGTTACTGTGTATTGTGGTTCTGGGTATGCCATTTTGTTTTGTGTTTTTTGATTATTAAATTATTACACATATAAATATAAAAAAAAGAGGGAACAGTAATGTTCCCTCTAATTTTTATTCAAAAACTCTAAATATTAAAGAGTCTCTAAACCGTCTACTAAAATCTTACCGTAGAATTCTGGTCTAACGATTTTCTTAGCGTAACGAGTCATAACACCTCTACGCGGAGTAAAGTTAGTTGGGTCGT